GTTGAGCCAGATACAAAGTTAGCGGCTCTAGCCGTTGAAAGTGTAAGGCTAGTAATAGCAGAGGTAGAACGCCATAAGCTAACATAACCAAATACATAAGCTCGCGCTTCGCCGCTTCTAGATAAAATAGTTTTGTTAGTTGTCGTGTTTGTGTAATTCTGGAACTGTGATATTCCCACGCTTGGAGATGTGTTAGATGATGAGCTTGTAGCTAATTGCTGAATCTCCATAACATTGACATTAGATGCACGATCTGAATATGTTGCAGACCCATCGCCTAGCATGCGAGTCCATGAATAATTAGTGCCTGTATCTGAATTGATAAGCATGCGGACTGCATCAACATTGTCTGCACTATATGAGGAACGTGCGCTGATAACCAATATCAAATCGGTATAACCGCCAAATGAATTAAGGGTGACAGATGCCTGAGCAGATACAAGAGTCGTGCTAGATATAGCCTCATAGGTTACAGTCATGATTATCCCTTAATCCCGTAAAGTGCTACATGTGAGTATTGAACGAAACCGTTATCTAGATTGATAGTCATGGAATTAACTGCCGATGTGCTGCGCCAATTGCCAGACCATAAGAACATTGAACCTGAGCCATTACGATCATATCCATTAAGTGAGCGAACAGTCTTAAACTTATTGGTGTTGGCATAATCAAGAATATCAATTACCGCCGCTCCAAAGATATTTGCAGTCGAACCCGCGCCAGGGGCTTGAAAGCATAAAATGCTGGTTTGATTAGCACCAGCTCCAGCGCTAGGGGTTCCAGAACCTGAACCGACAAGAAGATGATAAGAATAATTAGAGCCAGTATCAGAGTTAAACTGCATAGTGCCGTTATATTCTGTTCCTGAGTTACCGTTACGAGCTAGTAATCTAACCTGTAAATGCTTATATGTAGAAGGAATAGAATTAAAGGTTATAGAGGACTGACCACCAGCTCCGATTGAAGCAGTCTGAATAGATTCATAATCACCTATTACTAGAGCGCCACCTAAGAAACCTGAGATGTTGTTAAGCAATCGCGCCCACCACATACCATGTGTCTGTGCCTGTCTTGATACAGGCGGCTGACTTGTATTGTCCAAGAGTAGGCTGAGCGGCTACCGCTCCAGCTGATAGAACTGTAGTAGTGCCTGATGTAACCGCCTTGATTGTGCAGACTCCCACGCCGATATTGAGGACTGTGATGACTGTGCCGACTGGGAACGCAACGCTGGCATTGGTAGGAAGGCTAAAGGCAATAGCGGTTGACTTGTTCATGATCTCTAGGACTTGATACTGGTCATTAAGAACGGCAGTAGCATCATTGGTGTTGGTTGTGATCGTGAACGACACAAGGGAATTGTAAGAAGCGGCGGTAAGAATATCACCTGTGCTGGAAGGTAGTCCTGTTGGCATTTATATCTCCTAGTAAGTCATCGCGCTCACGCCAATTATACCGCGTTCTGCGCTTCCTATAACGAATCCATCGGTTATGGGTTCGAGTGTTGTTACGGTTACATCCATAGAGTTAGGGCTGATTCGCCACGATAAGCCCTGAACTTGCAGAGTCTTAACGATAGTAGAGCCAGCTTCTCCTACATTGGTAATTCTTACATTCTGGAAATAGTCCAAAGCAATCATCGTGTCAGTTGGCACATCTGGGTCTAGCAGGTCAACCGTCATGGCATCGATACGGATTGTAGTTTCAGCTCTTGTGGCCACATAGGTTCTAGCGATGTTAAGGGCGCTGGCATCTGTATCTACTACTAGATCGGTGGCTGAATACTGATGTGGGAAGTAGCGCTCTACGCTGGCAGCGTTCTGTGCAAACTGAGCCGTACCGCCTACGCGAGTGATATTAGCAGTATTGATAATAAGCTTATCGTCAAAGGCATAGACAAGATTCTTATACGGTATGCCAGTAGTTTGATTAAACTCGATAGGAGTGCCAGAGATAGATGACACGACTTGGTTGCGTGACTTGAACACGGCAGTACCAGAGCCATCGATATAGAACGCGCCTTGCTCTGAGAACTCTACATTCTTGAGAGCATTAAGAGATGTGCGAAGGGTAGCTGGGTCGGCTTGGCATAGGCTCTCACCTGTTGCCACCGTACGCATATTGGATGGAAAGCCTACCTGATCTAGTATCTTGCCTATGCGTGTGCCTGTGCTCTGCCCTGCTCCTGAGTCGGCTACTGTCTGCACCTGAGCTAAGTTAAATAGCTTAAAGGCATCTGAACAGTAAATATCCACATACCCTACTTCTTGCCCTTGAGGGAAGGTATAGCGGTACTCTGTTGTGTAGCCTGAAAATAGGAAGGCATCTTTAGTTGCCGTAGTAGCTGAGATGCGAAGCTTACGAAGCGGTACTAGATAAGGGTAATAAGGGCTATCTACGTTCTGTGGGTTCCATGCGCCATCTGGGTCAAGAACTCGTACGACTGCATCGCCCGCTACATACTGGTCGCTTAGGATATTGCGCCCACGGTTGATTGTTATGTTACGGACATTAGGAGTTAGATCAACGATAGGGATAGGTACTGTAGAAGCAGCTAGTTGAGATACGCCAATAATTCCATACTTATCATCACCGATAGTAAATGGGTAGCCGAATGTAGCACCTGAGCTAAAGTCAAAGCTGACGGCTATATTGGCAGGTAGGCTCATCTAAACTGACCTAGTAACCTGTCCACGATTGGATTGTTGCCAGTTAGGGATTGAGTCTGTACGGCTGATGCAATCTCTTTGCCATCAATCTGCACGACAATCTTAGATGGACCCATACCACCATATAGGCGAGCTGCCTCATCTGCGGTTCGAGTGCTGGCATTAGCTGAGCCGATTGAATTGAATACTGTTGTTGATACGGCGTTTGTTTGTACGGTTGTTAAACCACCTGTACCACCACCACCGCCTGCACCACCTGAGCCAAGTCTAGCTACTTCCTTAGCCTTAACCAGTACGGTATCTAGGTAAGCATCCCAGTTCTTAAAAGGGTTGTTAGCATCTGGTAAATCTTTAAGTGATCTAGCTAAAGCGCCTGTAGAGTCAATACTCATAGCAATCTTCTGGGATAACTTATCTGCTTCTGCAGTATTGCCTGTGAGCAAAGCTAATTGAAGCTTGACACGATCCTGTTCTTCCTTAGACAGATTGCCCTTGAGAGCGGCAATAAGCTGAATCTGCTCAAGGTCAAAGAGAGCTGATTGCTTCTTAGCCATGGCTTGCTTCTTCTGCTCAGCGGCTAATGCCTTCTGTGCTTTAAGTTGTTGAGCGGCTAATCTAGCGCGTTCCTTATCAATCTTAGACTGTCTAGATACATTAAGGTCGAATAGATTGCCACCGCTACCACCACGGAATTCTCGATTAGCTCTAGGGCGTGGGCGTGACTCTCGCCCTGCTTTCTCTAAAGCTGAGATATATCCGCCAAGAATAGGAATCAAAGTGACGAAGTCTTTCAGACCAAAGCCGTTTGATTGCGAAAAGTTGTTTAGCTTGCCTGTCAAAACTCCAATACCGCGAATGACATCAGAAGTATAGACAGAAAGATTTCGCATAGCATCGGCTACATCTTGCACATCAGTATCTTTGCCACCTGCTAGGACTAGCGCATCGACTAGACCTTTACCGATTACTTCTTGAGCATTACCAGCGGCTACGGTAAGCACTTGTAGCTTGCCAGCATAAGTGTCTAAGAAAGCTGCATTGGAGCCTGAGAACTGCTTTGTGAGCCTTGCCTGTACCTCTGCAAAGCTAACAGTCTTGAGCTCGGCTTGAGTCAGTCCTAAGTTATATCTGCGAAGCCCTCTAGTGTTACCTACATAGGCATTACCCAAATCCTTAGCTACGGTAGTTAGCTCAATGCCTGTACCGCGTGAGGTTTCAAGTGCTATGCCAAGTATTCTCTGTGAATCAGCTAGTGATCCAGTTGTAGTCAAAAGGGCTTGGAAAGCAGGTCGGAGCATATCGTCAGCTACGGCAGATGAGCTCTCTAGCTTGCTGATGTATTCATCAATCTCAGGCTGAGCAAAGGCTAGACCGAGATTCTTAACTGATGTAGCTAAACGAGTAGCAGCTGCTTCATCTTCTACAAAAGCCTTGAGAGATGCCTTGCCAAACGCCACAACCTTAGTGACGGCAAAGACTCCAGCAATCTGCTTGCCTAGCTTATTGACTGCCTTATCTAAAGCGCTGACTGACTTCCCAGCTTGGTCAAAAGCCTTCTTGCCCTTAAATTCTGTTGCAATATCAATTGAGATTAGGCTCATGCTTTGCTCCTTGCGTTTAGCTTCTTAGCAGATGCTTCGATGGCTTTGATTACATTACCGCGAGCTTTGCCTTCATCTTCTGCGTAGGCTCTGAATAGGGCTCTACCAGTCATGCCTTTGTTTTTGCCTTTGAGTTGACCGCCAAGCTTAGGGGTGAAGTTGCCTTCAATCCCAGATGTGCGACCAGCCCACTCATAAATGATTGCGCCGATGTTCTTGCTATTGATAGAAGCTAGAGATACGAAGCCGTTACGGTTAGGCTTGCTAGGGCTTGTCTTGTATCCGATAGCTCGTCTAGCGGTTGTCTGATCATAGAATCGTGTTGACCAGCGACCCTTAGCATTAGGGCGCTTAAGCCATCCGCTAGGAACATCAGCATTAGAAGGCATGAACCCTCTAGCGTTTCTTACAACAGGCTTGAGAAAGCTTGCAATCTGCTTTGTAGTTTCTTTAGCAAGGTCAGGTTCGAATTGCTTAAGAGCTTTGCGCAAGTTAAGTGCGCCCTTTAGCTCTGTTGCCATTCTCCCGCTCCTTTGCCAAGTCCTGTAATACTGCTATGTGTGCCTTAAAAGCCATCGGTGATAGGTTGACTATCGACTCGAACGAAACTCCGTACTCATACGACAACCTTGCGGCGGTATAAGTGACGGAGTTCCGATCTAGTCTAAAGGGTCAGAGTCTAGGACTTCGACCGCCTTTAGCGTTTCTAAGAAACCTTCGCCGAAAGGCTTGACAGTTTCTCCTGAGCGACGGATTGATTCCCAGCAGAGCCAGTAAATATCTGACTGCTTCTGATCCTCTAGTAAGGCTTTGTGAAAGCCCTTCTTGGCATATTGCTCAAAGGCGTATTCAATCAGCGGAGTAATTTCATACTCTGTTACTGAGTTGTCTGCCCTTGTTACCTTTAGCTTTGCCATTCTTTTGCCCCTTTGTTTAGATTACGCGGTTGTGACTACGACTGTACCTGAAACATTCCAAGTTACTGACTGTGTTGAAAGGTCACCAACTGCACCGTTGATAGGTGTGATGTTGTTGACCAAGCATGTCATTGTGTAAAGTGGATTAGTCGCTGATGTAGCGCCTGATGTCTGCTTAACTGTAACTGTGGTGTTAGTTCCCCATGTTGAGTTAAGTGTCTGGAGTGTCTTTGATGTTGCCTCATCATTGAAGAAATCAATTGTGATGCTAGAAGCTTCTAGACCCTTGATGAACTTATGACCTGAATCGCCCATCGCAGTAACTTCAAGCTCATCGAATGAGCGGTTGAGTGTTACAGATGAAACGAGTGATGAGAGGTCTACCGCGTTGACAGTTAGAACCACTCCGTTGCTTAGATATACTGACACGGCTTATTCCTCTTCCTTCTTGGTTGTTGGTTTTGGTGCTGGTGTTGCTGGTGGGAGCTGACCAATCTTCTCGAGGAAGGCTGCTTGCTCCTTTGTCCATTCTGCTAGATTGTCCATCTTAGCTCCATTCCGTAAGTGTGCTAATTGCAATATCGCAAGTTAGCAAATCTCCAGAAGCGATAGATAGAACGCTCGGTGCGCTCACGCTTCCTACATTGAACACGATGCTAGAAGCATCTAATAACTGAAATACTCGAACTATGTCGTTCTCGATTCCAAGAAGATTGCCTTCATTGTCGAGCATAGGTACAAGAATAGTGAGCTTAAAGTTAGCCATAGGTGCTACAGATGTGCGGTCATTATTGGTTGGCTCGATGTATGGATCGGCAGGAGTCACAATAATTGAATTGGCAATAGGGGTAGCTGGTGGGTAGCTAAATACTTGATACAGGGAGTTATCTACTAGAGCAGATGCTATAGAAGCTCTGAGGGTTGAGATTGCTGCCATTAGCCGACCATGCTATTTGGGTCTAGGTAAGGTGCTAAGAGTCCGCGGACTCTGCTTAAAAGCTGAGAGCTCATAGCGTACATGTTGCCGATAGAACCGTCTGGGTTCATGCCGTTGCCAGAGTTTGTCTGACGGCTAGTCCAGATAGATACGCAGATCATGAGAGATGCTTCTTGGATAGCTGGTATAGCGGTGTAATCTGTATAAGTTTCACCAGCGGCTATACCATAAGGCTGAATAGAGTGCTTA